GTTGTATTTGTGTGTAATTTACATCAACATCAAACTCACCATCATACTTTTTATTAGTATTAGATTTATTTATATCGCATCCTGCTATAGCTCCAGTAGTCCAATAAACTAAACTAGATTCTAATAACCCAGTATCTTTAACTTTATTTTCTACAGATACTACACCTTCGTAATCTGCATCATTCTTTTTATATAGTACAGTTTGAAACTTAGCTCCTACTTTATCTCTCATTCTTTTAGTAAACTCTACAAATAAACTTTTAATTTCTGCTGTTGTAGCCAAACTGCCTAGTGCATTAAATGAGTAGCTTTCTATTTTATCCAAGAAAGCTTGATACTCTGCTCCTGTGACTGATTCGCCATTAGTTCCACCAGTAAATACAAGTCCTGCACTTGCTTCTAGTGTTGCATCCTTCTTCCAAATTACATAGTCATTGTCCTGTAAGTCTGTAATGACTTTAGCCGCTTGAATATCTACCTTCTTATTATCTAAAAGTGTTACAACATCAAACTTAGTGTTATCATCTATATTTGTTGTTACTATAACTTTTAAATCATTACCTCTAGTACCTGAGTACTTAGCTGTAGCAGTACTGCAACTAGCTTTAACACCTTTATTCAATTTATAAAAATATCCCAACCTTATATTTTTGAATAAATCTCTCAAACCTTTCAGCTTCTCATGAGTATAATCATATCCAAAATACTTCACTGAATACTTCTCAAAATCATCACTGGTTACTTGGAATACTTCTTCATCTATGCCCCAATCTAACTCTAAAGGCATTGCAACAATACCTCTATCTGATAATGAACTGGTTGCCCTCTTAGCTGAGATAAAATTTATATAGCTACCTGGTAATACTTTATTCTGTGTTACAAATGTTCCTCCACCTAAAGCCATCTAGCTCACTCCTTTCATAAATTTATTTATTCTATCCTCTACCTCTGAGAAGGAATATAACTCATTTTCTTTTAAAATTGCATTTAATAAGTCTTTTCTATTTACATACTTCTTAGAATTAACTATTTGCTCCTTAGTAAACTTGTAGTCATCTTCTTTGCTTAATGTTTTATTCAAAATTATCACCTCTCTTCAAACCACCGAATAACTCTACTGTATCCATCTTATTGGTATCATTATTTTTTATAGTAAAATAGTTATAATCAACAAAGAAGTGAAGAACATTGTCTATAATTTCAAAATTCATATTTGTACCTCTGACTAAATCTCCATCAATTTCTATATACTCTAATTCCTCCAGTAGCATCTCAGCTATCTCATTTATTTCAAAATTCTTAGCTTCTGAACGAGGGAAATAATGTACATCAAAAGAATTTTTCTTTAATTCTCTCCCGCTTGGATATGGTGTCTTGCTTGGATTTAAAGGAACAATAAAAAAACAAGGTTCATTAATACCTTGCTCTACATCCTCACTATAAATTGTATATTTTTCTCCAAATGATTTATCTAACTTTACTGATATTCCATCTATAATATTATTAAGCATCAAATACTCCTTTAAGTAATATTAATAACTTTTTCTCTATAATCTTATCAACTTGGCTTTGTAGTTCCATCTCTGAAATTGTTAAGAAATGTTGTCCTTTAACCCAACCTTTTCCATCTTTAGTTCTATGCCCGAAATTTACATAACTTGCATATTCAGTCGGATTAACAACCTCTATAATATAATTATTTCCTTGTTTATACACAGGAAGCGACCTAGCATAAGCCACTCCATTCCATCCTTGTCTTAAGAATCCTGTATCAACTGGTGTCTTCTAATTACTTTCCAAGATCTGCTGCTAATTCTCTTGCTGCATCTTGCAAAACTTATCTAAATCAATCTTTGTAAGCTTCTCCATCTTTTTACAAACTCTTTTAAACTCTCTAAAATCAACACTGCCCCATCTAGCCATTATGCTTTATCCTTAAATAGCTCAAGTATTATTTCTTGATGATTTGGATATATAGCTGATTCTCCACTTCTTACATACTCTTTATCATTTATAATAAGTTTTGAACCTGCTTTAATTTCTATATCTGGAGATATAAAGAGTTTAATAGTTTGCTCTAGCTTAGCTAATTTCCCTTCTGTAGCAGAAACTATATTTTTATATGAAAGTTTACATGGTTGATTTTCTAATACAATCACTTCTTTATTGTTAGTTCGTTTTGTTACAGGGTCTTTGATTGGCTGATACTCAACTATAGTACATTTATATCTATATAACATTTCTATTGCTTTTCTAGTTTTACTTACCATCTTAAGCACCTAAAGGTTAATATCTTATTCTTACCATAAGAGTAAGATAAGCTATTAAGCTATCAAAGCGTTGTTCTGGTGTTTGAGACCACTTCCTATAGCAAATCTACCTTTGTATCACCTTCTGATATAGACTTTTCTACAGCTTCAAAGTTAATGCTTTCTATATCTAATTGCCCCATATTTTTCTTGGTAAATAAGAACTCTCCAACTATCATATCAGCTTCAATTTCTTTCAATTCAATTGGCATAGTTTTTATATTACAATCTAGTTTAATAATATTTTCTATTTTTTCTCTTACAAAACCTATTAACCACTTATCTCCATCTTTTAATATATATCCAAAACTTTCAAGTCTTTTTTCTATTTCATCAATTATATTATTTTCCATAATTTTCACCTACTTTTTAGTAAGTTTATTTTTCTCTTTAAGCTGCTTATTTTCTTCTTCTAAAGACTCAACTTTTGACCTTAAAATATTATTTTCAGCTATTAAATCTTTTACATTTAATGACTTGCCATACCTTACTACCTTACCAGTTTCATCTATCAAATCATATCCCATCTCTAAGAATCATCTATTTTACACTCTTCTATGGTTAATATTCTATTTAATTTCCTTACTTGTGCCATTATGCTCCAGCTCCTTCAACAACAAATTGTATTGCATCAGCTTTTTTATTTAATATAAATACATCCTCAAAACTTTCTTCAAAGTAGAAGTATTTTCCCTCTGTAACTGCTGTTGGTTCGTCTAACTTAGAGAACTGATAAGAAACAGGTGTAATTATTGCACTTGGGTGAACTAAGGACATAAAGATTTGTTTAGCTCCTGCTCCTACTTTCCATCCAGTTGTAAAATCATATGCAGTTTTCATTAGATTAGATGGTACTTTAATTATTTTAACTGTGTCAATATCAGTTGTTTGACGATTAAGAGAAGTTCCTGCATCCTTTATATTTACTGTTCTTTGTATCTCTTTTGCATTTTTGATAAGTGTATTTACTACTGGAGTAACATACAATATTCTTCCATTTTCAGGTACTCTAGCTTCTGTCATTTTTTCCATTAACTTATCAAATACTTCTAATACGTTTGTTGTTGTAAGAACAGTTGTATCTGCTGTATTACCTAATGCGGTCCAATCAGCATATATTTTAGATATACAGTAAGCATCCATCTCTGGAAACTTTTGTTCCTCATTATATACTTTTGTTATATTGCCTATTGAAGCCACATAATTAGTTTGGTTTATATCTGCTGGATGAACCAATGTTGACCATTTCCTTTGATTAGTTAATACCTTAGGTTCCCAAGCATTATCATAGTTTCTTTGAGCTACTGCTATTGTATCTCTGTTTGAATCTACTCTTCCAGTTGTAGATATAGTTGGTATTTCTATTGTTTTAGAACCAGTCCATCTATATCTTCCATTATTTGGTGTTGCATACAAATCCCCGAAGTTTAAAGTATAAGGATATGCTTGTGCTAAAACATTTGAATATTCTTTTGCATAATTTAGTGCTGCCATTTTATTTCCTCCTATTTATTATTATTTTCATGAGGTCTTACCCCAGTAAAATTAAAACCAAAATCATTTATCTTAGGCTCTTGCCCTGGTGTTATAGTATCTATTTTAGGCTCTTCACCTTCTAGTGTTGCATTAAACAAATAATCTTTATCCTGTTTCAAAGGGTTTATTTGCTCTTCAAAAGCTTTTTGTCTATCTTTACTATTTCTTAGTGCTTCTATATCTAAATGAGCTTTTAACGCTATTTCATCCCTACATTTAATAGACTTAAAAGCATCATTTAACCAGTAATTAAAGTCCTTTTCTTCAATTTCTTTTTTGTAGGTTTCTTCCAAAGTTTTCTTATCAGTTTCATAAGTTGTTTTTAGATTCTCTACATCTTCTTTTGTCATACCTCCTTCAAACTTTTTAATAGTTTCATTAGCTGTATTAAGCTGTGTTTCAATATTTGCATAATCTTCTTGAGTAACTGTAGTCTCTTTTATTTTCTTTTCTATAGACTTTTGTAAAGAAGCTACATCAATTTTGTTATCCTCTACTTTTATTCCTTCTAGCAATTCTTTTAACCAATCCATTTTAAATTTCTCCTTTCATTTTTTACAAAATAAAAGCATCTACTATTTTTAAGTACATGCTTAGTCATTCCTTATTTATATTTTCGATAGATTCTATTTCATTTTCATAAACTTCAATTCCATAACCATCCCTAGCTATTGATATACTTGCTATTTCTGGTTCATTATCTAAAGCTTGTGTATATCCATCACACTTTCCTCTTATTATTTGCTTATCTACACAAGTTATTTGAACATTTTTCCCTACATATTCCCATAATTTCATTTTATTTTTCCTCCTTATAAAGCTGGTACTATATGTGTTCCAGTTTTGGAATAATGTATCTTAAACTTATTTGTAAGAGTTTTTTCACCCGTAATATTATTAACATTGACCCCTATATTCTTATCAACTTCTATAAGTTCTTTTTTATCCCATTCTCCACTTCGATTAAATTTTATGATTCCATTGCCAGCATGCTTATTCACAAGTTCTTGAGCTTCTTCTTTTGTTATAGTTAAATAGCTTCTTCCTTCTATATAATTATTATGCTCTTTTAAATGTTTTCCTTGTTTCCCATCATGAATATTTAAATTATATTTACCATTTTTAATATCTTCTTTTATGCTATCTATTATAGCACTATTTTTTATTTCTAAGATACTATTATGTTTAACATACTTCTCATACCACTCATTATACTTCATACTAGATGGTACATAATATGTTTTTCCATCTTCTCCTTTGCTGCTCTTACCTTCTTCATCCTAAAAAGGAGCTGTTGTTGTCCTACAACGACAATGAAATGGTGGAGCTGTTATTCCAACTTGATAATCTTTCATATCAAATACTTTTCCATCTAACTCTCTGCATATATTTGAAGTTCTTAAATCTAATGTAGCAATAATCTCATATTTCTCTACATCTAAATCATTAAAACAATCTTTTCTACTTGCTGATGCAAAGAAAGCTGATTCAGTCATTATTAAATTCTTAGCTTGTGATTTAGATACATTAAAGCTCTTAGCAAAGTCATTTACTAGGTTCTTTGGATTCTCACCTCTAATAATTGATTGTGTCAATTTAGTGTGTAACTCATTAATTAAAGCAAGTCTATGCTTACCCCAAATTCTTTCACTAAAGTTTAATCCATCACTAGCCCATGGTTTAGAGATAACTTTATTTATTCTATTAGTATCAAGACTCATTAAACTCCAACCAACGTTTACTCCTTGTTGAACATTAAAAGCTGTATGATAGTATCCACTTGTATAAATATCTCTCATTAGTTTAT